GCGCGCAAGTTCGGCGGGCTGCAGTTCGATACGTTCAACACCCCCGAGGCCAAGATCCAGAAGGCCGTCGAGATCAAGAGCATCAAGGCAGAGTTCGACAAGGAAATTGCTAAACTACGCCGTGCCGAAGCCCGCTACGAGACCCCCGACTGGGAGGGCTTCGCCAAACGCCGTGACGAGCTGCTGGCTCGTCGCAATGAACGAATCAAGGAAGCAAAAGGAGAAGAATGATGGCAACACGCAACTATGCCAAGGAATACGCCAACTACGGTGGCAAGCCTGAGCAGATCAAAAACCGCGCCGAGCGCAATGCCGCGCGGGCGGCACTGGAGAAGAAGGGGGTGGTCCGAAAGGGTGACGGCAAGGACGTCGACCATCGCACCCCGATAGTAAAAGGGGGCACGAATGCCCCCTCCAATCTGCGAGCAGTCCCAGCTTCCCAGAACCGCTCATTTGCCCGCACCAAGAACGCGGGCATGAAGTAACTACCCCTTGTGCAGGCGCTCCCTGAGGGCGTAGCCCAGTAGCGGCCACACCTGACGCAGGGCGTCCTGCCACGCCCACTTCTCGCCCTCGGCAGCATTGAATTCCGCGGGGTCCGCGCAGGCGCTCTTGCCGATCACGGTATACCCATTCTTCATGGTGATCTGGCAGATGGTGGTGATCCCATCCGGCAGGATTGTGTAGGTGGACTTCTGGACTTCGTCCATCACGTTTTGCTGGGTAACTTTCATGGTGTAGCTCCGTTCACAAGTGCCAAGGCAACTTGGCTGGGTTGGTAAGACTTCACGGCTGTGTGGGCATCCGAGAAGCGAGGGTGATTCATATTCAGCATGATGCAGAACGCCTGTCCGGGGTTGGCGCCGTGGCAGCCCTTGTACATGGTGACCCGGATATGGCCGCCGCTCTGCATCAGCGCGTTGTTGGCTTCCAGCTCTGCTGTGATGCGGTCCAGCGAGTCCTTCGACCTAGCCAGCCAGCGCTTCAGGATCGCCGAGTTGATCGCCATACGGCTGCCGGGCAGCACGGGGTTATTGGCATCATACACAGTGGTCATACGGGCCACAGCGTTGTGTGGGATGGGGTACTGCACCACCTCCTTGGATTTCCCCGGGGGCGTGCCCTGCACGTACTCCTCGGTCGCTATCAGCAGGCGGTCGTTGTGCTCCTGCAGGAACTGGCCAATGATGTCAAACGCATCCAGCCGGTTCTTGGTGGCCTGCCCGCGCAGCGCAACGACCCGGTCCAGAATGTGGCGCACCACACGGTCCACGTCGAACTTGATCAGGCCAAGCCGCGCACCGATGGTGCCGAGAATGAACGCACCGATGGCGCTGGAGCGGAAGAAACGCTCCTCCTGCTCGAACACAAAGTTGTACTTCTTGGCGAAGGCCGCCTCACCCCGAGATACCACTACCTTCTCGCCGCCATTGTCGATGATGAACTGGGTCACCTCGGGGATGAAGTGTCCGTAGTTGCTCATGATCAAGTCGAAGAACTGGCGGCCACTGGTGCTGCCGAACACTTGGTCATCCTGCAGGAACTCCAGCGTACGCACGCGCACCGGGTCATTCTGCGACATCACCTCGGCGTACTTAGCGTGCAGGGAGATATTGCACGACACCAATGTCGGGCCAGCCCAGCGGGCAGGCTCGCGCAGGTCACGCTGCTGGGTCATGGACACCTTCTCGCGCCCCTCACTGAAGCAGTACGCCATCGATACCGCGCGCTCCGGGTCCACACCAGTCAGCTCGTCGATGGTACCGGGCAGGTGGTTCAGCACGCCCCGCATCTTGTATACCGCGTTCTCGGTGTCGCGCACCGCCATGAGTAATCCCTTGGGATTACCGAAGGTGCTGTTTGCCGCGTGCAGGCACAGCGTCTTGCCGGTAGTGGTGCGTGTGGAGTAGAACGAGATCACAGAGGAGGCATTGCCCAGCGCATCGCCGAGGATGCCCACGCCAGACAGCAGGATCGCCGCAGCCATATTGTTGGCGGCCGGCACGTCCAGCAGAGCAGTGGCATCGGCCCACACATCGCGCGAGCCCTTCTTTTTGATCGCGTCAGCATAGTGGGCTGCAGGGCCCTTGAGGCGGCGCGCCACGTTGCCCGAGGTAGCCCCCAGCAGGGTCTCCCCGCACAGGAATGAGCCGTCTTCCTGCCAGCCGAAGGCCACGAAATCTGTCCCCGTCGGTGCCTGTTGCTGCACCATTTCCAAGTAGTTCATAAGGTATGTCCTTGTGCGCTCTAGCGTCGCTGTTGAAGTAAAAAACACCTGCTTGTTCGTCAGGTAGTCGAGCAGGTCCTTGGGGCTCGACATGGTACTCAGGGGCATCTCATGCTCTTTCCAATTACCCAGCGGGTATTTGACGTAGAGCGTGGCCGTGGAGCTGGAGTATCCATGGTCAGTGTAGATGCCGGTGATGTACATCTCCAGAGGGCACACCAGCGTCTTCTCCAGTACCGACCCCTTCACTTTCTTCCCGTCGGCCGCCGTGGTCGAGATCTCTTTCTCAACGTCCACCCAGATCCTGCCCCCATCTACGAAATACTCTTTCGGCAGTTCGATCGCCGCCACCCCGGGTGGGGGTGGCGGCGTCTCTGTGCGGTTGAGCTGCCCGGGATTCGTGACAGTACCCTTGCGGGGGCAGCCGGCACAGCCCGAGGAGCACGCGCTTTCCCATGTGCCACAGAACGGCACCCCGCCGGTGAACGAGTTCATCTTGTCCATCGACTCGGTCAGGTCGAACTTGGGGTGCTGCCCACCCATCGCCACCACTGCGGCTTCCGGGTCGAGGCACTTGCGCGCCAGCTGCAGACCAAGGATCCACATGCTGTACTCGACAGGCTTACCGGCGGCGTCCTGCGTACCGCCCGAAGACACCAGCGCAGATACCTGTGCGCAGTTAGCTGCTACAGATTCGAGAGCAATGTCTCCACTATCCATAAGGGCCGCCATCACACTTGACCTTGGCTTACCCGCGGGGCGCGACACCTTATTGGGCGTAGCGACCATCTTGTTGAACCAAGGCTTCAGTATGGTGAACAGCGCCGCGGGATCGTAGTCTGGGCAGTCCGCCACACACTTGACCTCCTTCCACGGCTGCTGCTTCTTGTGGTGGGTCCCCACCGGGCGCAGCACCATGGAGGCGTCGTGAATCTTAGAGACATCGATCTGCACATGATGTTCTTCCAGCGCGAGCCGCAGGGCGATAGAAGCCTTTTCCCAGTGCTCCGTTTTAACGCTACTTGTTAGTGGCCAGTAGCAGTGGATTCCATTGCCAGAGGATACCACCATGGGCGCCGGCAAACCGATGGCCGCGATGCCCGCCTTGAGCGCAGTCCAGCCCTCTTTCTGGGTCAGGTAGGGCTTGTCCGCTCCACAGTCCAGATCCAGCACCAGTGTCTTGAAGGACGTGGCCAGATGCTTGTATCTGTGGTGCCGAGTCTTGCCAGACTTCTCGTGCACGTAGCTGTGGTTGGCGAACTTGCCAACCGAGTAGTAGACCGTCATATCAGCCTGACGGTCGAATCGCTGTATCGCCGCTACTGCGTCGTCGATGTCTGTGAACGATCCATTGTCCCAGAAGAAACCTTTTGGGTTCTTTCCAGACGGATCGGGTTTGTGGGTGCAGACAATAACTTCATCAGATGGGGACAACACACGAGTAAGAAAAGTTTTTGTGTCCACGCATACCCCTCAGAAGGAAAAACCCCGGCACGCGCCGGGGGTGAAATCAGGAGGGCAGTTTACTACTCGCCGAACAGACTGTCGAGCTTGGCCTCCAACTCAGACGACGCCTTCACAGGGGCCGCTACTGGCTTGGGAGCCGGGGCGACTGGAGTAGCTACGGCGGCGGGTGCCGCGGCGGCCGGGGCAGGGGTGTCGTCGTAGTCTGGGTCTACCGCAGGAGCAGCGACGGGGGCAGCAATGGCCGCATTGCCCGCAGGAGCAGCGATTGCCGCCTTGGTTGACCCTGTGGGGGCCATGAGGCGAACAGCCACCTTCACGTCGTCGCTTTGCACGATGCTGTCGATGTGCGACACGCTCTTTTCCGGCACATAGCCCTTCTGCTTGAAGATCACCTTGGGGTAGCTGGCGGTATCGTCAAAGCCCAATTCAGTTATAACTTCCTCGGGGTTAATGCCGAAATTGTCTAACTCCTTGAAGTACTCGCGCAGGGCTTTCATGCCGGACACGGGGATGGTCAGCCCATACACCTTGCTCGGGTCGGCTGCTGCGATGACGGCCATGTG